AACGTGTCCCGCCTTCCTGACGATCCACTGCCGGAGAACGGCGAGGGGTCGAGCTGATGCGCGAGCTGTCCGTGAGGATGGACTACGAGCCGCGCGACTGGCAGCGCGAGGTCCACGAGCAGCTCCGCCGCTTCAGCGTGCTGGTCGTCCACCGCCGTGGCGGCAAGACGGTGCTGGCCGTCAACCTGCTGATCGAGGGCGCGCTCCGCACCAAGAAGACCATGGCGCGGTTCGCCTACATCGCACCGTTCCTGAAGCAGGCGCGCTCGGTGTCCTGGGACTACGTCAGGTACTACTGCCGCAACATCCCAGGCTGCTCGTTCAACGACGGGCTGATGCAGGTCAGCTTCGCCAACGGGGCCCGGCTCACGCTGTACGGCGCGGACAACCCGGACGCCCTGCGTGGCATGTACTTCGACGGCGTGGTGATGGACGAGGTCGCGGACATGCGGCCCAACGTCTGGTGGGAGATCGTGCGGCCAGCTCTCACCGACCGGCTCGGGTGGTGTCTGTTCATCGGCACGCCCAAGGGTCTGAACCTGTTCTCGCAGATCTACTTCCAGGGCGTCGAGGACGCCGACTGGTACACCGGGCTCTACACCTGTTACGACACGGAGGCCCTGTCCGAGAAGGAGATCGAGCAGGCCAAGCGGGAGATGCCGGAGTCGGCCTTCCAGCAGGAGATGCTCTGCGACTTCCACGCGGCGACCGACAACAACCTGATGTCGGTGCAGGCCGTGCAGGACGCGATGACCAGGACGCTCTCTGCTGATCAGTACGTCTACGCGGCCAGGGTGATGGGCGTCGACGTGGCCAGGGAGCACGGGGACCGCAGCTGCATTGCGCGCCGCCAGGGACTGCAGGCACCGGGGCATCGCGTGCTTCGAGACCTGCGCGAGCCGGAGCTGGCCGGGCAGATCATCAAGGAGGCGACCAGCTGGAAGCCCGAGATGATCTTCATCGACATCGGCTACGCGCCCGGCGTCTACGACCGCGTGGTCGACGCGGGGTTCCCGGCGACCGGCATTCACTTCGGGCAGAAGCCGGACGACCCACGCTTCGAGAACAAGCGGGCCGAGATGTGGTGGCGGCTAGCGGAGTGGGTCGGAGGTGGCGGGTCACTGCCCAACGACCACGAGATCCTCACGGACTTCTGCGCGCCCAAGTACACCTTCGCCAACGTCAACAACAAGATCCAGCTGGAGTCGAAGAAGCAGATGAAGGAGCGCGGCATGCCGTCGCCGGACATCGGCGACGCGTACGCCCTGACCCACGCCTTCGAGATCGCGGCCACGGCCTACTTCGGCGACGAGTCGTTGCGAGAGATCACCAACGCCGCGCCGGATTACAACCCATGGGAGAGCATGTGATGGGATCACCCAACAGCGGTCTGTTCAAGTACCCGACGCCGCCGAAGCCTGAGCCAGCTCCGCCGCCCCCAGCCATCGAAGACCCGTCCATCGATGCGGCGCGCAGGCGGCGCAAGGGCCGGAGCTACCGGAGCTACTCGATGCTCACGGGGCCCATGGGCCCGACCGGTTCCTCAACCCTCGGCTTCTCGTCTCTGCTCGGCTCGGCGTCCCGGCTGAGCAGCAGCACCGTGAGTCCGTGATGGGCAGCCCCTCGCGCACCACGACGCAGGAGTACGAGTCGAAGAACGCGTACACGCCGCTCTGGCTCATGAGCGCCGAGGACAGGTGGAAGCGCAGGGCCAAGGCCCGCAGGTCCACCGCGAAGTTCTACAACAAGCCGGGGCCGGGAAGCACGAGCACGATGTATCGCGGTCCGCGCAAATAGGAGTCGCCGATGCCACGCACGAAGGACCGGTACACGAAGCGGCTCGCGGCTCTGAAGAGCGAGCGCTCCAGCTGGGACAGCCACTGGCAGGAGCTGGCGGACTACCTGTTCCCGCGCCGCCAGCGGTTCTACAGCTCCGACCGGAACAAGGGCACGAAGCGCAACGAGAAGATCGTCAACAACACCGGCACGCGCGCCCTGCGGATCATGGCCTCGGGAATGATGGCTGGCATCACCTCCCCGGCGCGGGACTGGTTCCGCCTCATCATGACCGACCCGGAGCTGATGGAGTTCGACGACGTGCGGATCTGGCTCGAAGAGGTCGAGCGCCGCATGAAGGAGGTGTTCGCCCGCTCGAACATCTACAACGCGCTCCCGATGATCTACCTCGACCTCGGGGCCTTCGGCACCTCCGCGATGTACGTCGAGGAGGACGCGCTCGACGTGATCCGCGCCTACGTCTTCCCGGTGGGGACGTACTGCCTGATCTGCGACCAGCGGGAGCGGGTGACCGGCATCTACCGCGAGACCACCATGACGGTCGAGCAGCTCGTCGAGGCGTTCGAGTGGGACAGGATCTCGAACAGCACGAAGGGGCAGTGGCGCGACAAGCAGTACGACCGGGCCGTCGACGTGATCCACGTCATCGAGAAGAACCAGGAGCGCGAGTCGGAGCGCGACGACTACCGCAACATGCCCTGGTACAGCTGCTGGATGGAGAAGGGCGGCGACGCGCCTGACGTGCTGCTGCACGAGGGCGGCTTCCACGAGTTCCCGATGATGGCCCCGCGCTGGATGCGGACTGGCGAGGACATCTACGGGGAGTCGCCGGGCATGCACGCCCTGGGCGACATCAAGGCGCTGCAGCACCTGGAGAAGCGCAAGGCCCAGGTGATGGACAAGCTGGTCAACCCACCGATGGCCGCGCCCACGGCCCTGAGGAAGCGCAAGGTCTCGATCCTGCCGGGCGACACGACCTACGTCAGCGCGATGGCGGGCGGCCAGAAGTTCGAGCCTGCCCACCTCGTGGATCCCAGGGCCCTGGCCATCACGGAGCTGATCGGCCAGCACGAGTTCCGCATCAACAGCACGTTCTTCGCGGACCTCTTCCTGATGCTGGCCAATACGGACCGGCGGCAGATCACGGCGCGCGAGGTCGAGGAGCGGCACGAGGAGAAGCTGCTGCAGCTGGGCCCCGTGCTGGAGTCGCTGCAGGACGAGATGCTCGACCCGCTGATCGAGCGGACGTTCAACATCATGTCGCGCAACGGCATGATCCCGCCGCCCCCGAGCCAGATCGAGGGGAAGGACTGGAAGGTCGAGTACATCTCGATCATGGCGCAGCGTCAGAAGTACCTCGGCACCGTGGCCGTCGAGCGCTTCGCCGCGTTCGTGTCGGAGCTGGCGCAGTTCAACCCCGAGGTGCTCGACAAGATGGACTTCGACCAAGTGGCCGAGCAGTACGCGGAGCTGCTGGGCGTGTCCCCGAAGATGATCCGGGGCGACGACGAGGTCGAGTCCCTGCGTGCTCAGCGTCAGCAGCAGGCGCAGCAGGCCCAGATGGCCGAGGCGGCACAGGCAGCCCAGTCTGGTGCCGGTGCCGCGAAACAGCTCAGCGAGACCAAGCTCGACGATGACAGCGCGCTGAACCGGCTGCTCGATGCGGCAGGCGGCGTGTGATGAGGAGGCGACGATGGCACTGAAAGTGGACCTGTTCGCTGGCGCGCGGAAGAAGGCGATAGCCGAGTTGCGGAAGCGCTTGGCCGAGAAGCGCAAGGAGCGCTCGATGCTGGGCGACCGGCCCGAGGGAGCGAACCAGGACAAGCTGTCCTTCTACGACCGAAAGCGCCAGGAGGGCGAGCTGGCTGACGAGGTCGGCCTCGACCGCAAGTCGCGCAAGAAGAAGGCGAAGGCCTCATGACCAAGACGGGCGACGCGGCAAACGAGTCGAAGATCGCGCGGAAGCGCAGGGAGGAGAAGCTCGACCGCGCGCAGGAAATCAAGGATCTCAGGGACATCTGCGGCCTGCCCGCCGGGCGGCGGTTCCTGATGAGGATCCTGGAGCACTGCCACATCTACAGCACCAGCATGAGCGACGACCCGCACCTCACGTCCTTCCGTGAGGGCGAGCGCAACGTCGGGCTGTGGATGGCTGCGGAGATCGGCGACGCCGCCCCGCAGGAGTGGCTGATGATGCAGCAGGAGCGGCTGAACGAAATCGAGAAGGAACGTCGGAAGGAGATCAACGATGACGACCGAGACAACCGAGACGACTGAGACCACCACCGCCGACGCTCCTGGGGGGGACAGCGCGGAGACCAAGGCCGAGGAGACCTCGACCACGGAAACCGAGACCACCCAGGACACGGAGACCGAAGCTGACAAGGAGACGACCTCCGAGAAGGAGAGCGGCGAGTCGGAAGACCAGGAGCCCGCTGGCCCACCGGAGAAGTACGAGTTCGAGATGCCCGAGGGCTTCGAGGAGCTGGACGAGGAGCTGATCGATCAGGCCACCCCGATCTTCAAGGATCTGGGGCTGTCGAACGAGCAGGCTCAGAAGCTGGTGAACTTCGAGGCGCAGCGGCAGCGAGAACAGCAGGAGGCCTGGGCTGCCCAGGTCAAGGACTGGGAGAAGGCGCTGAAGAGCGACAAGGACTTCGGCGGCGACAAGTTCGACGCCAACCTCGGCAAGGCCAAGGCCCTTCTCAAGAAGTACGGATCTGACGAGCTGGTCGAGCTGATGGACAGCACGATGCTCGGCTCGCATCCCGAGATGGTGCGCTGGGCCATGCGGGTGGCGAAAGCCCTCGGCGAGGACAGCGTCTCGGATCGAAGCGGGCCCAGGTCCAAACCCGAGCGGACTGCGGAGGAGGTCTTCTACTCGAAGGTAGACCGAGACGCGAACGCTCAAGCGAGGTAACTCATGGCCCTGATCGCGAATACGCATCCGACGCTGTTGGACGTGGCGAAGAGGATGGATCCCGACGGGCGGATCCCGATCATCGCCGAGATGATGACCAAGGTGAACCCGATCCTGGAGGACATGCCGATGCTGGAGGGCAACCTCCAGACCGGCCACAGCGGCGTGGTCCGCACGGGCCTCCCGACGGTGGCGTGGCGCATGCTGAACTACGGCACGCTGCCCTCGAAGTCCACGACCAAGCAGGTGGTCGACACCTGCGGGATCTTGGAGGCCTACTCCGAGATCGACAAGGAACTCTTCAACCTCAACGGCGCGAAGGACAGCTTCCGCATGTCGGAAGACCGCGCCCACATCGAGGCGATGTCGCAGGAGCTGGCCGACACGATCTTCTACGGGAACACCGACACCGACCCCGAGAAGTTCCTCGGGCTGTCCCCGCGCTACAGCGTCGCAGCCGCCGAGAACGGTGGGCAGATCATCGACGCCCAGGGGGCTGGTGCCGACAACTGCTCGATCTGGTGCATCTGCTGGTCGGAGCAGACCGTCCACGGCATCTACCCCAAGGGCACGATGGGCGGCCTGGAGTACGAGAACCTGGGCGAGCGGACCAAGACCGACAGCGCCGGTCGCCTGATGCAGGTGCTGACCTCGCACTTCATCCAGCGCATCGGCATCCACGTCAAGGACTGGGAGGGCATCGCCCGCCTGTCCAGCATCGACCTGAGCCTCTGGCAGGCCATGTCCACCCCCACCCCGGCGGGGATCATGAACTACCTCATGGACCTCGTTCACCAGATCCCGCCGCGTCTGCGCGGTGTCGGTCGGCGCGTCATCTACTGCAACCAGCAGATCGAGACCATCCTGAACAAGGCCGCTCAGAGCGCCGCCGTCTCGCAGCTGACCGTGGACAAGCTCAAGAACGGCGAGCCTCTCGTCCGCTTCTGGGGCATCCCGATCCGCGTCTGCGAGGCGCTCAACATCGACGAAGACCTGACCACCTGATCGAACGCCTGACAAGGCAAGGAGAAGAACTGATGATCCTCGACTATCTGCTGCAGTTGGCGTCCGACCAGGATCTCGATCCTCTGGACGATAGCGCCGTCGTGTCGGAGTACGTCATCGACCGCGAGACGGCGAACAACGACATCATCGCGGGCGAACCGATGTATCTCATCATGAGTACGTCGGAAGACCTCGCTGGCGGAACCTCGATCACCGTGGACTTCCGCTCCGATAGCGCGGTGGGTCTGGCGACCACGCCCACGATCCACTGCTCGCGCACCTTCACCATCGCGTCCATCGCCAGCGGCACGCATGTCGTCGGCAAGATCGATGGCCCGATCAGCGAGCGGTACTGCGGCGCGTTCATCACTGCCGTGGGGACGATGACGGGCGGCATCATCGATCTCTTCCTCGTGAAGGACGTGCCCAACGAGTTGCGCTGACCACTCACTCTGAACCTCACTGAGGAGCTGGGGGCTGGCTTCGGCTGGCCCCCGGCTCAAGAAGGGGAGATCGCATGGCAGGCAAGAGAACGACGTACAAGTACATGCTCAAGAAAAGGCGGTACTGGAACCACCGGCTGTGGAAGCCGGAGACCGACTCCGGCCCGATCACCATCGACATCGAGAGGGACGGCATCCCGCCCTATCACTTCGTGCCCATCGATGGCGGGCCCATCATGGTCAACGAGAAGGACAAGGACGGGAAGGTCCGCGCCGTCGAGAAGTGGCCCTCCAAGGATGAGGTCGAGATCCCGCGCGTTCCCGAAAAGACGCAGGACGAGCCGACCACCCTCGGGGCATTCAGGCAATCGCAGGTCGGGGGAGCACCCATCGGAGCACCGCCCACACAGGGCAAGGCCCGCAACGCGAACCAGAAGGGTCGTCGCGGGAAGTCCGAATAACGCGCTGGCATGCGGTCCCCCCCGACCGCAACCGGTGACCCAGGGGGATAACCGGACCGGCCCTCCTGGGTCACCAACTTGAGGAGCTGGCATGGCACTGTCGAAGGTAGAGATCTGCAACCTCGCGCTCGCCAACATCGGGATCCGGCGCTTCATCTCGGCGATCACCGAGGACAACCCCGAGGCCGAGTCCTGCAACCTGTTCTACGACCACTGCCGACGCATGGTGCTGCGTTCTGCTGAGTGGGGGTTTGCCACCCGGCGCGCCACGCTGGCCGAGGTCACCGGCACCCCGCCGGACGAGTGGTCCTACCAGTACGGCTGGCCCGCCAGCTGCCTGAAGCCGCTGCGGATCTGGGACGGGCTGACGGTGCGCCG